CACAGGTCAATGGTCAGAACTGGGGATGTCTGGATGTTTAAGCATGAAACGTACTCTGAAAAGAAATGGTTGGAAGGACACGGCATCCGGGAAGACTCGATTCACTTGCGAGAAACGCACAGTCGAGTTAAAGACAAACAAGGAAGGAAATATTGTGGTAGCAAAGGTATTATGAGTCATCTAAGGGATACAAATTTATCATGGGGGAGGCATCTGTATTTTGCACTGGGGCTTGCTTTGAGGTTACTTCTTTTGTCATTGACTGCCTTGGCTCATGGATTGTTTCCTTTTATATTTACATCCAAAGTGTCTGATGAAGTACACAAGCTAGATGAAGAACTCTCTTGACATGGACAAGGGAGGTAATACATAACTTTTCCTGTGTATTTTGCAACTCTAATTGGTCAATCGCATTGAGGCATGGGGAGCAACACACAATCACAAACAAAGAATTATTTTGTCCGTGGTGTGGAGGAAAACACATTTACATTCATGACGAACACAAAAGCAAATGACAATAACAGAATCAGCCCAGAAGAAAGTGGATCAAACCCTACAGGGGGAGGGCTTTCTTGGCATACACTTAGAAGGTGGCGGATGTTCTGGCTATCAAATAAAGCTATCTCCATCCACCGACCTGCCATCAGACGCGCAGATGTTGTCCTCGACAATATTCTCTGACGCTGTCTCTTTGGAACTATTGAATGACGCGGAGATGGACTGGATAGATGATCCTTTTAGACCTTCATTCCATTTTACCCCGCCTACTGGGTCAAGCTCTTGCGGATGCGGTTCTAGCTTCCAGTTGGATTAGGTGGTTAGTCAGGGGGTATATCTGTTGGTCGATATGTGTAGATGTAATAGCGGCCACACTGCTGGTCTGGTATATATTTAAATGAAACTGAAGGAGTACATATTCCCAGCCCTTATGATAGTTGCAATCCTTGGTTCTGTATTTGGAACTGCTATCTGGGCTGACTTTTACTTTTTACGATAGGAGATATCATGGAAAAATGGAAAGAGTTAAGCGCAGGAAAAAAGAAGTTCTGGGTGGCCGTAGGTGTTCTAGTGGCCATCGCCGTAGTTGGGTGGGTTACTGGTTGGTGGTCATCGCCACCTGTAGTTTAGTAGGATGCCAACACCTGAAAACGGGGCTGGCGACGAGCGCCATTGTCGGTGCAACGACTGCCTTAGTGCCGGGTGCGATTGTTGCTCCAGCGGTTCTAGGGGGGGTGACGGCTGCGACTGTCTCTGCCCTGACTGCGGTTCCAACAGCACAGGCATCTGAGATCAATGCTGACACGGTTGTTCAAGAGGCTCCTGCAAACTTCTGGGATTTACTGGGATCACTGGTGGAGATGGGTGGATGGTTACTAGTGTTAATTTTTGTGGTTCCGATGTTGTTGGGGTGGATACTACCCGGCCCTCTGACCACGCACGGGAAAAAGAAAAAGAGCGGAAAAAGATAGTAGCGGTTTCTTGGATTGACTCCTATACAGATGGGGGATGGGCCGAGTACGCTCCAGAGGAGACAGAAACCACGACCTATGGCATCCTTGTTGACGAGAACGAGAAGTGGACTACCTTGGCAATGACCGAGGAGAAGGGGTACTGGGGAAATCTCTGGTATATCCCCACCAAAAACGTGGTATCTATAAGAGAGATAGAGGTGGTTAAAACGTCTGATTAAGCTGATTAATCTGTAGGTTGTACATGTCTCTCAAGACGCGAAACTTATTGTTTCCATCCTCTGCTCCCTTGCGAAGAAACCGCCCCTTTTCAAAAAATTCACTAGCCAGAATATCCCCGCACAACCATATACTTTTTAGGCCGTTGTACCGCTTGCTTTTTTTACTGGCGTATTCAATGCTTATGAAGACGTACCTATCCGGTGCTTGGTGACGGCTTGTTTCGGCTACAGAGACATCAAAGTATTCAGCGGGTTTGACGGTACGGCGTTTCGTCTTAACCTCGATCTTCTCCCCGTTGTAGATCATGTCGTAATCTTTTTTGTCAGCGAGGTCTACACCCAGATACTCTGCTAAAGCCAATTCCCCTAACCGTCCTGCCTCATTGCCGCGCCCGTTGGTAATGGAATTAGGTAGCCTACCTATGTCGTTAGCCCAACTCTGGGCCTTCTCAGACATCAGTTTCGTGTGAGGTAACTTCTTCACTCCAGCCCCGTCCCCTCTTCCCGCACGTTCCCGTCCAGACTCTCATCCAGCGTAACATCAAAGAAATCCAAGTAGGTTTCCCATACTGCCTGTTCCCTGACCGTTGAGGAGTCCTTGGCCATCTCTTTTATCATCTCAACCAACACCTCCGTATTAACCAGCTTGTGGTGCTTTGACGCCTCAATCAGAGAGATTGATATGGATATGTGATGTATGATGTCACCGGATATTGTAGACTCGCCGTTGCCTCGTAGGGTGTTCAGAAGAGTCATCGTTTCTTTCGGTTTTTCAGTGCGGTCAGTCTACTGTACAATAACATGGCCCCATAGAAACCACTGAAGTTCTCGTCGTGTTCCTCAGAGTCCTTCGCCTCAAACTTCCCCGTCTTCTTATCAAACCTCAGTACCCATGCGGAGTCTACCTCCCTCCCATATATGTCCTGCACTGCCTCTGCATAGGCCGCGCACTGTAGATAGTACTCGTCGTAGACAGCGGCAGAAGTCTTGAAGTCGATCACACAGAACGCCCCGTCTATCTCAGCTACTGCATCAACCGTCCCCGCGTACTTGTACTTCCGGTTGTACAGTTTCTGCTCTGCCGCAATCCAGTTTATCTCTCTGGTACTTGCCCACTCCCGAAAGGCATTGATTGCCGTCACGGCTTGAGTGTCCTCCGGCATGTCCGGAGCCTCGCCATTCCCCATCTTCCACTGAATCGCATCCTCACACCACTTGTGTACGACCTGACCTATGTTCATGGCGTCCTGAGACTTCTTGCGGTACGCCCCCTTTATACCCTTTATTACTTCGTCTACACTCAGCGTGGCCTGTGTAAAAGCCTCGCAGTTATCTGAAAACCAATCAGCACCCATCTTCACCGCCCACGGCAGAAGTGCTGGCTTACTGATTGTGTTCAAGATTGTAGTAACAGAGGGTATGTACTCCCCATCTATCTTATAGATATGTTTGTCCTCGCTGAAGTCGAGAACAACACTCCCACCATCATGAAAGTCTATCTGGTATTCCATATTTTGTCCTTAGTTTGAGTTTTCTTGCGTGTTCAGAGTACTCGTGAAGAGTCATCCCTGAGTGCCGTTTAAACACCTCTCCCCATGTCCACTTCCCGCTAGGCGCGAACTCAGCCTTGATTGGCCAGCACTGCCTAGCAAGGAAGTAGATACGTTGTTGCTCAAGTTCCGCACCCTCCTCTTCAGAAGGGGACGTCATCCTTGATCTCTTTCGTACCAAGATATGGCTCCTCGACCCGGATTTTGAGGTAAGGCTTTCCAGCCTTGCTCGTGTTGTGCCAGAGGGATACGCTCTTCTCCGCCCCAGCAATCAACCCCTTCCCCTTATAAGCCGGAGCTTTAGGGTTGTCGGTTTCGTTCTTCCACAACGTCAGTTCGTTGTCCTTCATGTCCATACAGTATTGCTCCTCTTGTTCAAGTTGCTGTTGATGATACCACTGATAATCATCGCGGAGATCATCCGCTCCAATTATACTTGCCGCCGATTGGCCTGTAAAGTACGCCATACGTCCCTTACCCCCATCGCAGATGCACGTTGATTATCCAGAGTCTCTGCGTCTACCACCGCTTGCTCTACGTTATCAATATGCTGTTTCCATTTGTCTGTGGTGTACGACTTAGCTTCCCTCTCTGCCACAGTCCCCGTAGCCTCAAGAAATCCAAAGGCCTTTACTGTCCTCCCGTACTGGTCTAGTGCTTTCACCTTCCCCTTGGCCTTGGCCGCAGGGATATCCGTTTCGGCTAGAAACATCATAGCCAACTCCATTCTATCCTGATCTACCTCAAAAGTCATAACAAAAGTACCTCATAAGGCTTATACTCTATGCGTATTATATCATGTTGAGTGGCCCTGTCAAGCGTTTTAAAGATAAATTCAGCCTGATAGTCGGTAACATCATTGTCCCCGTTATGCAGTCTGTCGTGACACTCAAAGCATAGGGGCATCGTGAATATGTCAGACGCCTTACGACCCATCCCGCCTCCAGACCATGGTGAATACCTGTGCTTTAAGTGGTGAGCGACTATCGTGCCATCAATGATGCTACAGTGGGA